GATAACAGGAACGGTAAAAAAAATCCACGTTGGCATTGGCGCAATCAAGTCGCTATCAAATGCAAATGCACGGCAAATTGCCGATGAGATAAAAGCGCAAATAGCAGGACCAAAACAAGCGGTCCTCATCCCCGTTTCCATTGTTCCCAAGATCACGACAAATGATGTTGCAGCATTCAAAGATGCGGTACAAGAAAAACTTGGAGCAGCAGCACTTGTTTCTGCCTCCATCATTCCGGGAATAAAGGCAAGTGATGTTGCGGCATTCAAAGATGCTGTAAAACAAAAGCTTGCTGGAATCAAGGTAACCATTGAAGTTGAAGCTCAGGCGTCCAAAGTTGGCTCTGGAGTTGCGTCTGTTTCAGAAGGGAAAAAGAGGCCTGCTGGATACGAAGCAGCGCTTGAAAGCGTCAGCAAGCTACAGGTGGAGCAGCTCAGGAAAAGAGCTTTTAGCAGCTTGGGAGAAGAGAGTAGGGCTGCGCAGCAGGTCAGCAATTGGCTCGATACCCTTGTAAGTCAAGGTCTTAAAGGGAAGCCCCGTACGACCCAGTTGACGGCAATTCGCGAGTTTTTGGCAGACGCTCTCGCCACTGCAGCAGGGAAGAATATCGAAGCACGGCTACAGCCGTTGCGTGGTCAAACATCGACCGAGGCAGTCCGTTCCGCTACAAATATCAATAAGATCCTGGACACGATTGCTCAATACACTCAAAAACCCGAAGCAGCGCAGCAAATGCTTCGCATGCTTCCAGAAAGTCGTATTTCAACAAATACACTGGCTGCAGCCAGCAGGCAAGCGGGCTACTACGAAGCGATTCCAGGAGCCAAAGCATTTCAATCTGAAATCAAAGGATTCGATCCGCTCCTTAAGAGTATTGCCAAAGACTTTACGGAATACACCAAGTCTTTGTCGTCAACTAATCCATGGGTTGGAAAAATAAGCGACGGGATCGCAAGAATGGTTTCGTCTGCATCTGTCCCTCTGCAGACACAGAAACTACTGCCCGCTGCGGGACAAAGTAGTGCGTCAAGAATGACGCGATCAATGTTTGCAGGACTACCTCCCATTCAGGCGCCATCCATTCCCCAGAAAAATGCTTCGCTTGGCAACATCCCTCTAAGTAGAGCTGGCAGCTACTCCTTGAACAAGGCAAACCGGATTCTAGGGCTTCCTACAGGACCCTCCTCTCCTCTTGGCTCCATGGGGCAGTTTCCAATGTCAGGAATGGCCGGACGTGGCTCCATGGGACAGTTTCCAATGTCGGGAATGATCTACCCATCGTCACCATTTGGGGTCATTAACGCTCAAAGCAGCATGTTCGCGGGAGGCGGTGGAGGCGGTGGCATTCCTCCCCGTTCACCATCAGGAGGCGGAGGCGGTGGTTTAGGCGGCTTCGGCAGGGCTCTTGGCAGCGTTAATCTTCCTGGCAAGGGAATTGTTCGCGAAATTGGTGAAGAATTTGCCATGGCAACAAAGCAGGTTCTTCTTTTCGGCACGGCTTACAAGGCTCTCGCCTTCCTCACCTCTTTCCCTGCACAGGTTGGACAAGCGGTGGGGGCGCTGCAAAACTTCAACAACACGCTTAAGGCTATCTCTCCCAGCGCGGAAGAGGCCAAAGCTTCTAATCAGTTTGTGTTGGACATCGTTGAGCGCTATAACGTTCCACTCCAATCTGCGCGTGATGGCTTTACGAAGCTATACGCCTCCATGGCTCCCGCTGGATTCAAGGGCGATGAAATTCGCGCACTGTTTACCGGGGTGAGTCAAGCTGCTGCCACTTTTGGCATGAGTGCAGACAAAGTAGATCGCGTGAACTACGCCTTTGCTCAAATGGCCAGCAAAGGCCAGGTGATGAGCGAAGAGCTGAAGGGCCAATTGGGTGACGTGTTGCCTGGCGCCATGGGAATCTTTGCGGAAGCAGCAGGTTTCGAGGGGCCAACGGCAATCGAGAAATTCTCGAAAGCCTTGGAAGACGGGGCTTACAAAGGAGATGCAATGCGCCAGTTACTGAAAAACGTAACGGTTGTACTGACGAAGGAATTCGGGCCTGGCGCAGAAGGAGCTGCCCGCACTTTCCAGGGCGTTATCAATAGGATGCAAAACTCCACGAAGCTTTTGTACGAGGCTTTCGAGCCCGTGGCGGTGGGCTTTTTGAACTCTGTCGTCGTCCCATTGACAAGTGGTATTAGGACGGTTGCGGACGGCTTTAGCGCTTTCTTCAAAGGAGTAAGAGCCCAAACCTCAGGAGGCTTCACCATAGCCCAAGAGCTGGAAAAACTCAGGCCTGCGTTTGATGGCATTCGTGCCAATGTCGCGACGCTGGTACCAATGCTTCAGACCTTCGGCGGGGTACTGCTAGAGGTGAGCAAGATTTTCTTGCAAATTGCCAGCAATCCGTTTGTTGGTTACTTGGCAAGAATATATCTAAGCGCCTTGCCGGTGGTCGCAATCATTAAAGCCCTGAGCGTGCAGGCATTGATTCCATTGATTGGCAACTTGCTTCGCGCAATTCCTGCATTTATAACATTCAATTCTTTGATGCTGCAGGGCGACAAGGCGGGACTAGCACTGAAGACCACGACGATGCTGCTTGGCTCTACGACTGCCGCGACGGCCAGTCAAATCAGAGTCATGTCAACAGCACTGAAGGCTGCGTTTACAAGCACGGCGGTGCTGGCGGTTGTCGCCGGCATTGGCATGATCATCGAGAAAATGATGTCCCTTAGTGCCCGCCTGGAAGAGGTCAGGCGAAAAGCCATGGGGGCCGCCGAGTCCATTCGGGCCATGTCGCAAACAGAGGCAAGGCAGGCAGCTAATCAAGCTGCATCTGATGTCAAGCTAATTCAAGGAGTTTCGCAAAGACAGCAAGTAGCAGGATACCCTGGTCGCATTGCTGTGACACCACAAGAGCAAGCCGCCCTCGAAAGAGCAGGCGTTACCACGCAGACAACAGCCACAAGAGAAAGAGGACTGGCTGGATTTAAGCAGACGGTTGGAATCACTCAGCTAAGAGGTGCCATTGAAAAGCGCCAAGGCGACATGAGGGAAGCAGAATACAGGCAACGTGTCGAAAAATTTAATTCCCAGCAACAAGCATTGCCTACAGTCTTGCCTGCTGTTACCAGCTCAGGAGAAAAAGATCAGAAAGAAGAGGATCGCAGAATTAGGGATGCAAGTCGCTTGAATCAATTGATTCAACAGCAGCTAGAGGCGCAAAATCGTCTAGGCTTAATCGGCAAAGATGAACTAAGTCAAATTGAGGCAAAAGCTCAATTGGCAAAAGAGATTCTTGCTCTCACATTGAAAGACATTCGATTAACCGAAACTGGTGCAATTCAGGCGCAGTCAATCACAAATGCCACTCTTGCTTATCAAGTAACGGTTGCAGAGTTGAACAAAGAATGGGACGATGTGAACAAGAAAATTGCAGATGTCGAGAAGGAGGGGAGAGGGCTGTACGAGTCAATTCTCCAGCAAAGGAATGTGGAGCAATCTCCATTGCAAAAGGCGCTAACTGACATCCAAGACCAAGCTCAAAACAGTATCGAGAAGATTGATGAGCTATTAAATTCTCTTGCTGGTCAGGCAGGCACGAGGCCAGAAGGGCTTCGGGCAAGAGGAGTCCTTGGGAACCTGCGAACCTCCCTGCAAGAGCGCACACCAGAACAAGAAAGACTTCTGGCCAGTCAAAAAGTTACCAAGACCGTCAAGGATGACTTGGAGGAACAGCTTCGAGGCCTGCTTGATGCGGGGAAAACTTTGACAACGCTTGATGAAATTATCATCAAAATTGGTGACGATTGGGGGGCTTTGTCACCTCAAATTCAAGGTGACTTGGCGCAACTTGCGGGAAGGATTGACGCCGCCAAGCCGTTCGCAGAAATCGCCTCTGCGATTCGCGAATCACGCGAAGAGTTGGCCAGAATGACCAGCGCCTCCACCCTTATTGTTTCGTCGGCCAATTCGATCAGCGATGCCTTTGGCACGGCCTTTAAGGGTGTCATCGCTGGCAGTATGACGGCAAGAGAAGCCCTCGCGGGTTTCTTCCAAAGCCTTGCGGACTCCTTTGCTGACATGGTGGCAAAGATGATCGCTGAATACATGAAGATGGCGCTCATTAAAGGAATCATGAGCCTGATTCCAGGACTGGGTGCCACGGGGGCAGGACTATCCGACTTGTCGGCCCCGGCCTCGATCAACAATCCTCTAGGCAGTCTCTCTGGCATAGGCGCTGCTTACGCCAATGGGGGCATCGCTCCTGGCGGCTTCCAAGCCTTTGCCAATGGAGGCATCGTCACAGGCCCCACGCTGGGCCTCGTAGGCGAGGGTCGTTACAATGAGGCAGTCATTCCTCTTCCTGATGGCAAGAGCGTCCCCGTGGATCTCGGAGGAGCCATGGGAGGCAACATTACAAGCAACATCGTGGTGAATGTAAGCTCTGACGGAAAAATGTCCTCCAGTGGAGGAGGTGCTGATGCTGCAGGCTTCGGGCGCAAACTTGAAGGAGCAGTGAAGCAAGTGATCGTCGGCGAGCTTCGCCCTGGCGGACTTCTTTCAAGGAGGAACTAAAGCATGCCCCAGCCCACTTTTGCCATCGCTTGTGAATACGGCCTAACGGTGCGACGTGGCAATCGCACCATCAAGG